TCTTCACCAGGAATACTAACGCTGCCTCTTGGACCTTGCGTCAAGGACTTGTCTATTTTGTCTGCCATTTATTTTCTCCAATTTGACTGTTTTAACAGTATTATAATTAATATTCAACCCCTGAGGCGTGGGCCCTGATTCAGGCGGCAAGAGCCAATACTTAGGGTACGAATTCTTCTGTTTCATCTATCTGTCCTCTTACTTTTTCTTTTAATGCATCTAATCCTTTTGCAGCCTCTGGTCCCGCTAGATAAGCTAGTGCTAATTCATCTGGACTTGTATATCCTTGCTCTGCAGCTTTTGCTGTATCACTTACTCCCATACCTACTCCAATAGGACCTACAAAAGGAACAAAAGGTGCTGCTACTCTTACCACAGGTCTAGCTATTTGTTTTGCATACTTACCAAATGTTTTAAATGCATCTTTTAGTTTTGCCTTCTCAGGTCTTTCTATTTTATCAGCTGTAGTTACACCTGTTTTTAATTTTAAAGCTTCAATATCTAATTTCTTTTTACCTTTAGCAATAAGATCGTTGGCTTGTTCTTTTGTAATTTTAGACAAATCTAAATCTGAATCAACTAAACCTTTTTTAGGATTAAAAGAAATGTCTTTTAATTTTTTATATTTACCAGAATTATCAACTTCTAATAATTGAAAATTAATTAACCCTTGACCCTCTGTTCCTTTTAATTGTCCTCTTAAACCTTTTGCAATAGAATTATATTTTTCAGCTGCAGCTTTTTTGGCAGCAACAGAAGCATTAGGATTATCTAAAGTAGACATGGCTATTTTTAAAGCGTTGTTACGCAGTCTTTCAGCTTTTTCCACTGCAGGTGAAATATTAGCTGCAGCATCTATTAAACCCATTCTACTTAAAGTTTGTGTAGTAAATTTTGCATCACCATGTTGTATTTGTATTTCTTTTGACAAGTTTCCTGGAAACACTTCCGTTTTATATTTTTGTAAAGCTTTATAAACACCAAAAGGATCTTTTAATTTATACTGTTTTGCTTTTAATCTTTTTATTTTAAGTTTGTATTCATCTGTTTGAAATGGCAAAACATTATCCTTATACACTTCACTAATGGCTACTTGTTTGACTAAATTTTTTGCTTGCTCTATACCTTTAGCATCGGCTGTAAAAGAAAGTGTTTTTCTATCTCCAAAAAATGCTTTAGATACATTTGGATCTTGAATTGTAACTCTAACACCTTTGCTACCTCCAACCCCTGTATCTACCTGAAAACTTACTCCTTTAATTCTTAAGTCTTGTAATTCTTTGTAGGCTTTACTATCTAGTTTTGTAACTCCAGTTTTTTTAGCTGCTCCTGATGTAGTCCCACCTTTTTTACCTACTTCAGATAAATCTGTTTTTACAAAATCAACCCCTTCTTCTAAATATTTTCTAATAGATGCTGTTGAAGATTTTGCACCATCTGCAACTTCCATTATTGTAGGTGGTCGATTATTTTCTAATTTAAATTTTTCTATAAACTCTACAAGTTTAGTTTTAGTTCCTTCTCCAAACTCTTCACGCTCAACAGTTCCAATACCTTCAGGTACAACTTCACGTAATCTTTGTTTCTGTGCTCTGTCTTGAAATTGAAATTTTAAATCTTGTACAATTTTAATTGCATCGTCTGCACTGAACGTTCCATCGTCTATTCCTTTTTGTGTAAATTTATTTAGTGCAGATTTTATATCTGCAGTTGGTAAAGCACCGTTGTATAAGGCACCGACATATATTTCTGCTTTGTCTTTAAAGTTGTCGATTGTAAAAAGATCTAAACCTTTTGTAGTTGTATCTACCTGCATGGATTTTGATGGTGGTACAATATCCTCTGATCCTTCTGCTAAGAAAGCTCTATTAAGTGTTTGAGCTTTATTTTTTGCTTGTAATTTTTGTGCAATTGTAGGTGATTCGATGTACGAAGTTATCGCCTTCCCATAATCAGCGATCTTCATATTAAACTCCTAGGATAGCAGGTAATCCTCCGGCAGCAACGTCCGCTCTAGCTTGACCATATTCTAATCTTAAAAATTCATCGATATCGATGATAGGCATTCCAGGTCTTTGCTCGTTCATGTCGTATTTGTACTGCTCGTACATTTCAATTTCTTCAGGTGCGTATTTACCAGGTTCGTAACTAGCTAAACTTACGTTATCTCTGTTTCCAGGTCCCATTGAACCAGTCATTTCCATTTGATAAAATTCTTTTATCTCTTCTAGAGATCTTGGTCTTCTACCTTTTTGTTTAATAAACTCTTTGACAACCTCTTCGATTCTAATGTCCATGTTGCCTGATGCAAGTTGCAATGATTCGATACCTTCTTTTTCCATAGGTTTGCTTCCTTTTAAAATCTTTTCAAAATCGCCAATGGGATCCATTTCGATTTCTTTAATTCTTATATTATTTCTTTTTATGTAATCAGTCAAGGATTCTCCTGCCTCGACTCCTACACCAGAGTTGTATGCATCAATTACGTCTTCGTATCGTTCGTATTCCATTAATAATATGTCCTCTGTTTCGGTTCTACCGGTTCATCTATATAGTCTTCTGGGTGATTAATCAACCCACCTTGTCTAAATCTCATCAGTGCTTGAGTCATACTATCGACCAAGTCATCGTGATCACCATACGGAAAGGCAGCGCATTCTTCTATCACTTCTTGAGCAAACTCCATTTC